TCCAACTTTACCTTGCATGAAGTAAGGGACTAAGTTAACCTGGACTTTGATCGTTGATCCGTTCCCGATAAGTTCATCATAGTCTGGGATACGTTGCTTCAAGTGATCAACAATCTTAGGCTGGTCTTTGTTCTTGATCTTGAACTCCCAGAGATCAGTCTCATTCCCATCTTTATCCTCATGTACTAAGAACTTATCAGCTCTCTCTGCTGGTTTCTTGTTGTTAGCGTTGTACTCTTCAAGTGCATCATCGATCATATAGTCAACGCCTTCAAGGAAACCGAGCTTCTCTTTCTCTCCAGTTTTCCACTCTTTAAAAGTTACTTCATCATCCAGTTGATCATCTTCAAAGAGAAGTGCTCCTCCAAACTGTCCAGTAACTTCATTCTCTTCTGCTAAACACATGAAGTGAGTTAGTCCTAGTGGTGTAACTACCGATTGTGGTAGCATCTCAAATTCATACTTCGCTGGTTTCTTTGCTGTTCTTGTTCCTCTTGTCCTTGCTCTTGCCATATTAATTTCCTCTCTTTGTTGTTGATTGATAGTTGGTGTATGTAACACATCTCTGTCCTAGTCTTGATCGGTCTGTTACCATAACCTTACCACATTCTTTCCCACTTCTACTATATGCTATCTGTTCCATATTACTTAGCTCCTTATTTTATACTTTTCTTATATAGCTTATCAGCTATAAACACTAGTCCCATTGTTACCCCAAATGCTAGGATCACCATGTACTAAGTAATCTCTCCAAGGAGACAAACTCTACATCATGATCGTAATAGCCATATCTATTTGTAAACCCTTTAAGATGTACAAACCCTCTGATCTCAGTATTGTTAGCTCCTCGGTATGCTTCATCGTGCATATAGAAACTACCAGCACATACCCCGATATGAGGTTTACCTAATAGGTTCTGTCTACGAGCAAATTGAAATTGTTGTTGATGTCCATGCACAAAACTGTGAGGAAACTTGTTTAACTTGTTCTCAATACTACCTCCTACTGGTCTACCACTCATAGGATTTTCCATGTAGTGACTGAAACAGATATCATGAATCCATAAAGGTTCATTCATACTGTGCACTTCCCAGCCTTGATCTAATACAAACCGATGGAGATCAAAGCAACCATCTAAAACTGGATGGCTCTCTATAAATCTCTTCAATCTGTTCTCATGATTACCCATAAGAAAGTGTTTCTCTGGTGCATAGTTATCTCCAGTAGACGTATTCATGTAGTCAACATAAGACATGATCTGTTTAAAGGCATTAAAGCCACCCTCTAAATCATCATACAATCTTTTCCCTTCCATCTGCATCGCTGAACCGTAGCTACTAAGGCTAGGAAAGTCCCAGTGATCACCAATATGGATTATATACCTGGGTTTATGTGCCCATATATACTTACTTAGTGCATCCAAGTGAGCAGTGGGTGACTCATTATCTATTTGTGTATCTGCAATAACAAGTATATCCCCACTATGATGATCAAGAGCTTCTATCTCAGATACACGTACCTCTGAAAGATAGTAGTAGTATGTTCGCCTACTTATCCGTAACTCTTTCATGATCTCGATCTCACTCTTACCTAAAGCTTTCGCTTCTTTAAACAGTTTCAATCGTTTCTTTTTACTTTTATTCAATCGTACTCCTTAGTATTTTATCCTACAAGTATTGAACAAACTCGCTAAGCTCTCAGCTTGTTCATACTTCTTAAACCACATGCCGTCTATGTAATAGCCTTTTTTACCTTTATATTTAAATGGTACTATCTCGTCATTACTACCGACATAAGGCCTCTTCTTCTTTTTAACATATTTCAATCGTACTCCTTTGTATGTAATGTAGTAGGTAGAAGCAGTAGTTAGAAAACAGTTCTTAAACAGAGGATGTATAACCCTTCACTTAATATCTGCAACTAACTCTAACTCCCCCTACCCCCTCTTTCTCTAGCCTTAACTCAGGCTATATTCTTCACTTTAACTCTTATAACTTAACTCTGAAACTCCCCAGTCTCTCTATTAATGCAACCTTTGAAGGTTAATTTAAGTTTAGGAGTACATTTCCTCTATGTCTGAGTTGATTTTCTTAATCACTCTATCTAGTTTATCTCTCGCCATTTCAAGCCTAACGACACCAGTTATCTGACATCCTTCACGTATCTGATTCATACCACAAATACTAAGGAAGACTGCTTCATCGAGAACTTTATCTCTGTTTAGTTCTTCCGTAACCTTAACTACTCTCATATTTTCTCCTTAACTAAAGATGTATTTACTATCATAAACCTCCTTTAAATCTAATGTATTGATCATGACTTCCTTAACCTTATCTTCCCACTCTGGTAGTACTTGACGGATGAACTGTAGAAGAGGATCTGTCTCAAATAAATCTACAAAGGCTCTCCTCACTCCTACGTTAAGTTGTTCGATCTGATTAATAGGTACACCATAATCATCATGAACTATGTGAAAGGCTCTACACTCTGGCATATACTCTACCGTTAAACACACCAAGGTCTGATCCAAACTGTGTACATAGTTAGGGGCTATACCATTGATCATCTTAGCATTATGTATCTCATTTGTATACTCTGCTATAGATAACTGTCCGAGCTCTGTTGATAACCTGGTGCTCTTCATCTTATTAACTTTGTGAAGTACTGGAAAACCTATGATCGGAGTGGTATAGAATATATAGCCACCCTTCTTCACGATCTCCTTAGTAACAGCCTTCAAGAACTCTTGACCTACTCTAGCTCCTTTTACTGTAGCTAGGATCGCTCTGTTGTTCAATTCAGTAAGTAATCTGGCAAGTACCCACTTGTCACCTCTCCAGGGGATGTCTCCCTTTGCTTCTATTTCATTTAATAGCTCCATATTTTGTTCGTACATACCATAAGAACTCACGTTATAAGGTAATGTCATAGTGTTAGGTTTAGTAAGTTTCCTAGTTATCTTACCTTTCATGCTGTCTGCTTCTGCTATCGTTGGGCTATCATTTACAGTTCCATCTTTCTTTTTGAAAGTGATACTCTTTACATAATCCCCAGTGAGGAGATAATGGTTAACCTTATCAGCTACCCTTGCGTACACATCCTCCCTAGTTTGTCCAATAACATTTACAGATCTAGCTCCGTCTTTATCTCTTAACAGTCCACTATATATTTGAACTCCACTACATGTAGCATCAAGTCCTATAGATAGATGTGATCTAAACTCTTCTGGATCATTTAGATAATCTCTATATTCAAAGCACCAAGCTAAGAATTTAAAGGGATCATCTGCATCCTTCCAGTGTTCTCTGTACCTTATAGGATCGTTAGCTATAAGCTTGATCCTCACCAACATACCATCAATGATTCTTACTCTGTCGGGATACTCCTCTTTATCTGCTCCATAGCAATTAGCTCCAAAGATCTTAAACCATCTCAGTTGCTCAGCGTTCTCTATCGGTACACCGTCTCCAAATTCTAAGAGGGCTTTGATCTCCCCTTTACTTTGTGGATTAAGGTGCTGTTGTACTGGATAAAACCTTCCCCTACTGTCTGCCTGGTAACTGAAATAGATCTCAGGCTCATTCACATACGTTTTAGCATCGATCATAGCCAGGTTAAGACTGATAGCCTTACTTCTATTTATTAAGATAACTTCCTTCTGTATCTCTGTAGCTTTATACCACTTCTTGTAAGCTTCTTTATCCTCTGGCAATCCAGCGTATTTACCTTCCTCATGAACTGTTCCATACTCGTACACGTTAATGTAGTCACTGGCTTGTTGAGCTCTGTTAAATGGTAATCCTCCAACTAGGTATGGATTCTTTTTCTGTGACTCGTGATCTACAATGTTGTTATCCATTATCTCCTTCATTACATTGTAGACTCTTTTGTTAATCCTCCATTTCGTAGCACCCATGCGATTCAACACATCCAGATATCTAGTCATAGGTTTTTCATCTGTATACTTTAGTAACATCTTTCTGTTACGTCCCCTCATCTTGATCGCATTACCTTTGTAAAGTTTCTCTGTATAGTAACCTAATGATCCACCTAACTGACTCCAGCTAACGGGAGGGAGGATAAAGATCGGATACTTTCTATAGGATAACGCTATTGATTCTCTGCTTCTTAGAATAAGCTTAAAGGCTTCATCAGTATATCGGAGCACTGCTGTTTTTCTACCTTTACTCCAGGCTATCTCTTTTGTAATGAGATTACACCCACTCTTTATAACTACATCTATAAGCTGTATACCAACTCTGGCTGTATCCTTAGTGAGTAACGACTCATCCAGGTTAGCTTTCATCATACCTAACTTTGTTTTCCTACTGTGTATGTACCCTTTACCACGTTTCTTAAACTCTCTTTCTATGAAGCTGTATAGTTTTGGATGTTGATCCTTTAACTTCATCATGATATAGTTCTTATGTAAGGCTTTGGCTATGTTTGTAGCTAGTGACATAGGTTTCACTGATCCATCTTTACTTACTTGTGATATGACACTGTTCAGTACCAGTAAAGCTAGATCATGTGGACGGTCAAAGTAATCTACTAAGTAATCTCTATCAGCTCTCCTCTGTCCTCTCAACGGAGCTTTAAAGTATTCGATCAACTTGTCAGCTATTACATCCACTGTAGCCTTAATGAGCATTGTACCCTCTGGTAACTCATGTCCAGCACCCATAGAGATCCTATTAGAGAGCTCATTTAAGAACTTCTGATATGAATACTCATGAGCATCTTGTTCTATCTTAATTTGCCTTTCTAATTTTGTCATAGGCTTCCTTATTTATTTCTTAAAATACTTCGCTTTAGCCCCTACCTGGTAGCCTCCACATATTTGACATGATGCACAACTTAAGGAAATTCCAGATTTTAGTTCTAAGTTCTCCTCTTGCTCTAAGCACTTGAAGCAAATATGTTTTTCAAATGACTTCTTCTTCTTCTTTTTCATGACCTTCCTTATTTATTACCTAGTTTCATTTCCTCTCTGACATACTCATCAATAAACTTCACACAGTCAAGCCCAGCACCTATATCATATTTGATGTTTCTATCTCTACAATATATACGCATCCCATCGTTTATGAAACTTGGGCTTCCTTGTGGATATTTGCGTAAATGTTTAACATACTTATTCACTACTCCAATATGAAATTCTGAATGACTCATTAAAGTAGCATATAAAGCATCAGCATCAGTTATGAAGTATTCATCACCCTCTTCCATCTTCCGATCCTTTTCTTCCTCGTAGGCTATGTCACCATAATCATCCATATCAGACTCATAGCGATCACGATCAAACGTTCCATCCTCTTCTATATAGTTTTGTTTGTTAGGTTTTCTAGCCATTAGCTCACCTCCCCTTCTTATTTAAATGTTCACGGATCAAGTTATTTATATAACCTTGAAACTCTTTATTTGTCTTAAGATTAGCTAGTCTCTTGATCTCCTCAGCATACAAACTAACCAAGTTAGTTTTCCTAACGTTTTCTTTATGTTCTTCTTCTGTGTAGATATATTGCATTACTTTATCTCCCAGCATCTAAGGCTATATTAGCCATTGTTGTACTCACTTTGACACACACTCATAGCATACTCTTCTCTACTCTTACCTAACAAGTGATTAGTATTTATACATTCTGGGGCTTCCTCTAACCACTCCATTACCTCATCATAAATACCTTGTCCTTCTTCTGCCATCCACTCTTCAAATGTTTGATTTTCTTCTCTCATATCTACTCCTTACGCTAGTACAAATTTTCTTTTAAGAGGTACTATTACCTTCTCACCCGTCTTAGTATTAATCTTGATCACACCATTGATTAATCTATCAGCCTTTTCTACTGTTACCAGTTGTGAATAAGCTCTCTTACCTGGTTTAGGTACTCGATATACTTTCACATGTGTATTCCCTTGTGGTATTGCTACCAGAGCCTCTCCAAAAATGTTCTTAATTGCCTTCTGAGCTGTCTCTATTCCTCTTGCTACTATGCTCTTTCTCATTATTTCTTTCCTTTAATTCTTAAGTTCTTAATCCCTAACTTTTTAGCGACCTCATCTATTGTCATAACCGTTTCAGGTATTTCTGTTTTGTATTGTAGGCTACAAAAAAACGAAGGTTGTCCACCTAGCTCTTTAAGCTCTGCCCAATATCCTCCAAGATATCCTTTACAAAATAGTGAGCTTCCTTCCCACCAAGCCATAATATGTTCCTTATGAGCGTCCCATGATGCGATAGAGATACCTCCTTTAATACGATACTTACTTCTAGCACTAGTCCAGGAAAAAGTTTCTCCTTTCTTACCTCGCCATTCTTTTTGTACCTCCCGATACATCTCTATGATAGCACCCTCACTCTGTACTCTTTTAAGGTCTGAGAACTCATCATAAGGAGTGAGATCAATTCTTTTTGTATTATTCACATTGTACACGTGTTCTCCATTTAGTTTCCAGGTAGTAGGTATAACCACACTAGCTATCAGATAGTATCCAATTATTCTATCCCTGGTAATAGTTAGTAACACTATATCATTTCTGTCTGTCTCAAACTTATACTCTTTACCTTTTTCATCTTTTATACTTACTATGTTCTTTTCCATCTTGATCTCCTTGATCTTATTTTAAATTTGTTCCGATGATCATAGCGATCACTCCAACTACTAACACACCCCATACATAACAAACTTTCATATAAAGCTTTATGCTCTCTTCATCTTCCATTAGGTTGACTCCTTGATCCGTACTGCAAAATGTTCTGTTAAAGGAGTCCTATTAGACTCAGGATCGACTATAAAACCTACTCCATCCTTCAAGTAGAACTCAAATCCAGTCCCATCTAACATGAGATCATAAATATCAGCTACCTTTGGATCAGTGGTAGGCATAATCGCTATGACTCCCTTCTCTTCCATCGCTATGACTTGACCTCCAAAGAAGTACGCTTTTCTCTCTTCGCCTACGATCTCTAAACCTGGTATCTCTGCTAGTTTATCTTTATTCATGATCTCCCCTTCAATTTTAATTGAATTATCATCATGGAGAAGATATCCTTAGAGTCCCCTGGCTCTTCAAAGATCAATTCTTCCAACCAAGCTCTAATATCTGGATCTAATTTCTCAGCATCCACCTTCTCGATCAAAGGTACGTATACTGGTTTATTACGTTTGAAGTAACTCGCATTAAAGCTGTGATCATCTCCCTTATCATCGATCACTGAAAAGCTATTACCATGTCTATACTTCGTAATCACATAAGCTCTACCTATTGTCAAAGTCTGTCTCTTTGAGACTCTTATTATACATTCACTTGTAGCTATTACTATACTACCTACTTTAAGATCTTCCATATTCTTCTCTCCTCTTGTTAATATGTCTCTCAGCTACTTTTTTAGCCATCTCTTTTAACTCATCATGTCTAGGATCAAAGAACGATCCACTAACATTGATACCTTCTACTCCAGTACTGTTGATCTCATAGACTCCTTTAAACTCTTCGCCATGATTCTCGTACACGTTCCAGGCTTCTTTATATGTATCAAATACTACTCCAATTTCCAGGGTTACAAATACATAACTCATTCTTTTATCCTCCATATTGCCACTTTCCAGTTCCAGTTAGGTTCATGGGTGACATCATGCCATATATCACACTCAGTACCACGTATCGCAACTTCTATAGGCTTCCGTAGGAGATAAGCTGTCATAACATGGATCTTATCCCTGGTTGCTTCATTCGCGATCTCTCCAGCCCTAGCATATACATAATTAGGAGCTAAGCCTGGGCTCAACTTAACTTCATACTCTTTTTTAGCTTTCTCTGCTAACTCTTCCGATGGAAATTTTACATCCCTGGTATCTAAATTATCCTTATACCAGTTCCGAATTTCTCCGTCCCTACATAAATAATTCTCTGATCCATACTCACCCGATCTTACAAAGAAGTAATTAACTCCTACACTATCAACTCTTAGCATCACATCTCCTTTAATTGTAATTATATAGTATTAGCTACCCTCATAATTATTTCTTTCCAGGTTCCCCACCATTCTACCGCACCATCCTCCATCTTTCTGATCTCTATATCCGAGAACTTTTCCCATTCCTCTAGTGTATGTTGTTGACAGCCTATAGATAGAGTATACTTAGTTACTACAGTTATATATTCCCCTAATTGTAGTGTTTTAATCTCCCTATTATTACCTATGGCATCTCTTAGGTCAGTACCTCTTAGGTTAGCACCTCTTAGGTCAGCATCTCTTAGGTCAGCATCTCTTAGGTCAGCATCTCTTAGGTTAGCACAGCTTAGGTCAGCACAGCTTAGGTCAGTACCTCTTTCCACCTCTAGTATAATTTCATCTGTATATCTGTTTCTAATTTGTATCATTTGATCTCCTTTGATCTTACTTTCTTACAACTTAGTATTTTATCCCAACGGTAGACAATTTGAGTACTTCCTACCATAACATCTACTTTTTTAATTTCTATCTTATACAGATGAACACCAAATAAAGCCATCTTCTTTTGATCCTTTTTAGTAAACCACTTATTCACTTGCTTTATATCCTTGAAACCAAACTTCCAATAATGAACGTCTACACTTCTCCACTTATCTTCTAATTTTCTATCACCATAAGGAGAAGGCTGATGCTCTCCCCTATTTATCGGACAATGCCCCGTATTATTACGATAAGCACCTTTCCCATCACTGGTTTGAAATCTGTATATAGTCATAATTAGTACCCCATCCAGTTTTTTAACTCTCTTAGATTATCTGTTATGATTGATCCAGCATCATCAGTCACTTTGATCTTATTATCACGATCTAAAGTCACAGTGAAACCATGTTCTAAAGCTAGTATAGCTAATTGTTTTAAAAAGTTACTCATCTTGATCTCCTTTGATATGTTCATTAAAAGAGTCTACAACTTCTTTTCTATTTGTGATCTCACCCATCCATCTAGCTTCAAGCTGATCAAGTGCATCCTCGATATCATCAAACTTTCGTATCTCACTTCCATTGAAGGTTATGTACTTTTTAATCTCTTTATCATACTCTAAAGTATGTTTACTTTCTTTCCAGTCTCTAGGCTCTGTTCTTTCATCTTTATAGTTACCATATACATTATATCCCATATTAAAGAAATCTTTTTTGTTTATAAAGTTTACCCATCTTATACTCCTTTGTATGTATCTACTTATATCTTAAATTTCTTATACCCCTCATTAAAACTGGGTACTTTTCTCCATATTATACAGAGTAGGCCTACCATTTTTAGTATAGTCCCATCCTTTAGGAGCAAATTTATCTTCCCACTCTACTACATCCGTAACTCTAAAGCCCCATTCTCCATAGAACTCTCTTAAAAAGTCTCCAGTACAAAAGATCCTAAACTGTTTCACGCTTGCATCAAGATCTTTTCTAGCCGTTTGAAGTCTCAGTTTGAAGATCTCGTTACCTCTCCCTTTTGATAAGGAGAATAAGCCCGTTAGATACCCTCTCTTAGTGGTAGCAAATCCTCCATGCACTACTCCAGCCCCATCTACAGCTATATAGTAGTACTCAGCCTCTACAATATCATCTAAAAAGGATCTTTTATCATCCTTAAGCCTATTCAAATATACATGATAGGTCTCTTTATAACACTCCTCAACCCTTAAACGGTGCATATCATGATCTCTGATCTTTTCAATCCAAGGATGAGCTCTAAGCGTCTCCCATTTAGATAAACTAAAGTGACTCTTATTTACATCATGTCCACACTGTATACCAGCCATATCATGAGCACAGTCATTTAATGTAAATGGTAAACTACTCTCTTTTCTCACGCCATTACCAGCTATGGGCTCAGTCTCACTAATCATATCATTATAGTTTAGATCTCTAGCTAACAAGCATTGAAACTTGTAGTAGTATCTGTAATACAGTGCATCTCTCTCATTCTTTTTCATGTTAATACCCTCTGCTATCTAAGTTTAGTTGTCTCTTAAAAGCCTTATCTGACTTCACTGTACTTGCTTTACTCTTATTTGTGAAGCTTCCGTTATCTTCTATCTTACCACATTTAGCCCTACTACAGTACATAGTCACATCTTTAGCGTCATAGTATCCCGTCACTGGATTACCACAGTGCCTACACGGTTTAATTCCATAGTTTCTCATTACACATCCTTTGCCATGTACGTGTCACACTCTAAACTCTTAGCTAGTAGACTCACTAAGCTAACCGCTACATCATAATCCCTAGTAGATGCTACTACCATGTCATTCGCAATTATTCGATACATTATACTTCCTTTACAGTTCAAATCCATGTTTTCTAGCATATCTAATCGCTACCTCAACTTTACTTCTCATTATATTTCTACAATAGCCTAAATCGTTACTAAAGGTATCATTCTCATATACAGTGAACCAAGAGGTTAAATAACCGTTATCATAGACCTCTACTAACTTTACATTACCAGTGCCTCTGTGCCTCACTAAATATAATCCATTCCCATTCGGTTTATTTAACCAAACATTTAACACCTCATAACTATCATTCATTCCGTTACATTTTAACTTGTTCATAATTCACTCCTACTTGTATATACTAAACTCATAGCCCTCGTAGGTGTCACCCTCTGCTATAGCCTCGTCTAAGGAGTTTATGACTCCAACTAATACCTCTACTCCGTTACTCTCTTCAATGTACAGTTTAAACATTTTGACTCCTTATTTGTCATGTTAAATTATAACATGTTAACCTTAAAGTTAAGCTACAGTTTGACCACCTTTAAAAATTTGTTTAAGTAACTCTTATGTCATAAGTATAACGATTATGTATGCTAACTATGAGCTATAATCACTTAATCAAGACTAATCACTCCTTAAGAGTAACACTTAATATTTAAAGATAATGTAATTGTAACATGTTAACCTTAAAGTAAGGGCACGTTAACAGAACATTTAAAAAGATATTAAAGAACTTATAAACAAACTATCTGCTTATATGGGAGTATTATAACATGGTTTTAAATGAATGTCAAGGGTTTTAGATAAAAAGATGTTAATTTGTTAAAAGAATTGTATGAGGATCTGGTTTACTTACATTATATATGCGTAAAAAGAAAAGTTAGATATAAGGTTGAGTGAGGTACGCTAAAGGTTAAAAGTTAAAAATTTGTATTTGAGTACTTAAGCAACAGTTGACTAACATAGACTAAACTAAGTTGAGTGTAGGTGACTAAACTATACTAAAACAGTTAAATAACCGTTAGTTGAGTATTATAAGCTCATGTAAGTTGAGTGTAAGTGACTCAAGTTTGCAATAAATAAGGGAGTAAGTAAGGTTGAGTGAGGAGTTATAAGGATAGTTGAGCGTATGTGACTAAAGGTTGGCGAAAGAAGGGGTAACGGGGGAAAACTGGTGCTAGATGTTATATGATACCCCCTCACATTTTTTCAATATTTTTAGAAACCTTGCAAGATCGCTAGTCAACACAAGTCAAATAACTAACTGTAGAACGTTAACTATACCAAGAGTGATCAGGTTATAAATGTAAGGGGTAGGGTTGAGTGTAAGTGGCTCAAGGTTGGAAAGTAGAGGTATTAATAGTTATATAAGTAGGTAGGAGTAGTGGGTTAGGGGAACTGTACATATATCGAACATAAGTATCTGATAACAGATAGCAAATAGTGTTATAAATACAGTACAGATAACCCTCTCTCTCCCCTATTAATGCAGTATAACTCAATGTTTTAGGTAGGTAAACTCCTAGTACATCGTCTATAGATGTCCTTACCCTTTAGAGTTATTCACATGTAGTTATTCACATGGTAACTAAAGGATATAAGTAGTTATCTTCTAAAGGCTTTAATAGTTCCAATAGCACCTCTTACTTTAGGTCTATGGTTACTAGCACGTTTAAAGAGCTGGGCTCTACGATCAAGTTCATCTTGAATCAACTTCTTATTATACATAGCCACTGCTATATTACTATCTTGCTTTAAGATGTTCTTCTCATTCCAATACTGTACACCAATAGTTAGAGCATCCAATCTATCATCATGTTGTAACGAGTTACGGTCTTTGGTAATGTGAGTCATTTGGAATAGTAGTGAGTAAGGTAGAGTTTTATTAGTAGTTCCCTCAGAGAGAGCCTTTCTAACATCATCTTTCATATTACTATAATCTACTACAAGTCTATGTTGATTCATTAATGGCTCTAGTGTATCAATGATCCTTTTCTCTTTCTGTATACTATTATGGATCTCTTCAATAGTACAAGGGTAAATAGCATTAAGTACGGGCTGTAGTAGTTTACTAAACATACCATCACCAAAGTTGCTCTCAATCACAATCAGTTCGACTTCATACTTCTTAGCTGTCTCTGCCATCTTGATTAATGTCTCTGGTTCATAGCCTCCATCCCAATGACCAATCCAAGGACACAAGATCTTACCATGTAAGTGATTAACAACGGCTCCACCAGTCTCATCTGAACCTCTACCAGAGGGATCGATAGCTAATATCTTACCTTCATAGTTAATTAAGTCCTCAGATATAACCCCAGGACGATGTAATCGATCTCCAGTGAACCCAATATTAGGTATATCAGTTATAATAGAAGAAGGATGAGATGTCCAGGAGAGGCTAGAAGGGGCTTTAGTAGGTTCTAGGTCTGTTACAATTAGATCAGAGAGCTTAAGAGGATACTTTTCAGAGTCAGATAGAGTAGTATCTAGCATATACTGGAGCTTAAACCCAGATAACCCATAGGATAACTCTCTAGCAATAAGGTCAGCATCAGTAAACCTACTATCACACGGTAAACCGACTAGCTCTGGGTGTAGAGCCATGTCCTCTAATATGTATTCTGCCAGGCATCCTTCATAGTTATCTACCATAGCTGGATAACGAGCTGGGAAGATCCTTGTAATATAACCTTTGTCACGTAGGTTGTTGTAGATTGACTCACTAGACTGAGGTGTACCAAGTACTAGGATCTGAGACTTCTCATCTGTTTGTAAAATTGCTTCATACTCAGCTACAGCCTCTATAAGTTTAGCTCTCATAACTTCCGTAGCACTATTCTGCTTACCTTCAACATCATCTGATACCAAAAGTGTAGCTCTGTTCCCTTGAAGTTGTGAAGTAATACCTAAAGCTTTAACAGAAGGTTGTACTGTAACCTGACATCCATCAACATCAAAGGCTGTAGTGGCATCTTTCTGATCAGATCTAGCTTTTAGATGCTCTAATAGAGGCATAGTATGGATGATCTTCTTAATAAAGATAGCAATAGCCTCAGCATGTCCACCCGATTGCGATACTATCAGTACCTTTTCATTAGGATCTCGTAATAATCTCCAGGCAACAAAGCCACCAGTGATCCAAGTCTTACCGATACCTCTCAATGCTTCGAGCTGTGAACGCTTATGTCCTTGTTGGAGGTAATCAGCGATGTATAACTGCATCCTAGTAGGAGCTGGAAGTCGTAAATGTCTCCATAAGTGCATCAGAAATACTCTAAAGTCCTGAATACAGCCTTCAATCTCGTTAGTTGACATGTGCTCTGGATCTGACATAGCTATAGCTTGTTCCATTAGCTCACGCTGTTTCTGTAGCTCTTGTGCTTCGCTGTACTCCAGCATTATTGTTTGTTCCATTTAATCTCCTTTAGATGGTACAAGGTTAGCTTATAAGGGCTTAATAAAACCAAGGCGACTGATTGCCTACCTTGGCTCAATAAACGCTCTACGATCCTTCGTAGTAAGCTGAGATGTTACCATCACCAGTAAAACTATCTACACTCAATCTAAGATATCGAGCTGGTATATTCTGTACTGTAAAGATTGCAGAATCAGCAACAAGCTCTCCTGCATCAAAGACATGAGTATCTATGGTTTTATATTCTACTCCGTCTAGTGATTGAGCGAGTGAAACAGTAATGGCTGTAGTTGTAGCATCAATGTTTACTTGTACCGTATGGTTATTAGTTCTTTTCTCTGGCGAGAACGCTTTATAGGCTTGTACTGCCAGTACTTCATTATCAATTATCATCTTTATTCCTTATTTTAATTTGCTTTCTCAGCTATCGCTAACATATCCTCTACAGATATATCTTTGATCTCATTCTCTTTATTAGCAATCGCCTTAATATCTTCTGCAAGGGATCGCATCTTATCATTTTCAAGTACATCTGCTGTGATATTGTTGTTCTTAAGAAAGGCGATGGCTTGACCGAGTAACTTAGTATCTACCATCCCTCTCTCAACTGTTTCTTCTCCAGATTCTTCATCACGATATGTAACTTCTTTAGTCTGTGAGATAAGCTCATCACTTATAACTCTAGCTACAGTGTTGTGGAGGTTATCCAGTTCTGCTGTAGTAGCTTTTCCCTTTAGTATTTCCATTATCGTGTCTCTCCTTCTGTGATCATGTCTGTAATAGGTTTAATGTAGAAGAGATTGTAGAATGGTAGCCAGTAGTGCATAGCCCGTTGATTAGAATCAGTGAGTTCACCATCTTCTATAACGTCTTTACCGAACTTAACTGCATCATTTACTCTCTTACCTAGTCCACTAAAAGTAGATATAGGATCTTCCCCATAAGTCTTAGCCTCTGGGTTAAACATCTTATTAGCCATATCAGCTACAGTATATCCAACTCCCATTTGCGGTAGTTTTGTACCAAGTCTTTGAGCCATATTTGCAAAGCCCTCTTCATCCCAAGTATACTTCTGATTTTCTTCTTTCATGAAACCAGCTTGGATTAAAGCTTGTTCTCTTAGTGTGTAGAACGATCCCATTACACCAATAGTTGTAACTATACCCATAGCTTTACGTGCATCCATTTCATCCAGAGTTTTCAAGAAGATATATTCGTGAGCTTGGATAGGAAATCTCATAAACTGTAAAGCTAACTTAGCTAAAGGATTACTTGTAGTAGCGAAGGCTGGGAGTCTAGTGATATCACCCTGGAGGACAGCTTCATTAACATTAGTTTGAACTGTTGCTCTGATCTTATCTACGAAACCTAGGTCAGTCCACTTATCAAAGTTATAGTTTATTAAGTGTCCTTTCTCATCATACTCAATTTTATTTTGTGCTTTGAATTGAGCTAGGTCGTCAGTAGTAAGTCCTAATCTTGATAGTCTTTTACTCTGTGTCTTTGAAAGTTTAGTAGCATTAGCTAAATCTGAAAGATCATTGAGAGTAGAAGAGTGTACCATCATTTCTAAGGCTGAGGTAACAAAGTTCAATCCAGATAAGTCAGACATTTTATTTGACCATCTATCAAGAATAGCATCAGCCTTACCTTTAGAGTGGATAGTATCAAGTGCATCATAACGCTGTACTCTATTACTTCTGTAGATCTGTTCAATTAACCCCATACCCAATAAGTCATTAGTAGTCTTTTTCAATGGCCTACGTTTATACATATTAATAGTTTCTTGTACTGCTGGGACAAGGTGTTTAAAGACTCTCAATCCATTTGTACCTACTGCATTACCAATTTCTCCAAGTGTATTGATCGCAAACTCCCCACCAAGTGTTACATAGTTAAACTTCTGGAATCTACGAGAAAATGTTTCTAACCAGGAGTTTGGATCAGTTGCTAATCCTCTAGTACTATTAAGTGAGTCTAGGATGATCTGTACGTTTTTCAAGTCTTTAGTAATTTCTGCTGGAGTATGTCCAAGCTCTCTACCTTTATCCTCAATACGTTTCTTAAGAGCTGAAATATCTTCCATACTCTCTAGTCCTAAGTGTTTCTTCATAGCAAGTTTTCCTGAGATCTTATGGTTATAGCCTTCCGCTATATTACCTACATCTCTGATAATCAAATCACCAGCTACTTGTTCATCTAAGTGAAGCCTACGTTTCTTTAAAGCACTTGTACTTGTTACGGATTTGAAGTCTAGGTCAGTATAAATACTTGAACTCATAATCTTACTGATTGCTCCCTCAGCTTCTTTTCTAAATAGTTTTGTGATCTGTTCCTCAGTAGCCCCATCTCTAAGCATAGAAGAGATAGTCAGTTTGTTACGAGAAGAGCCCATCAACGCTTCATACATTTGATCAGAAGCTCTCTGAAAACCTAAATCTTCGATATGTTCTTTGTCAAACATTCTACCAATATAAGCTCTCCCATTTCTTCCAATAAAGCTAGAGTGTTCTACTTTTTCACCAAACTTCTGATATTGTTCGTAGTAATCTCTAATAGGTTTTAATTGAGTTGGTAACTCTTTAGCAGTTTCAATCTCTTTAATATAAGCATTGATCAAGTTCTCTTCCATCAACTCAGTATCAAACTCTTCTCTCTTAATAGGGACACCCTCAGCATCTATATCGTCAACGATCTTCATAGGTGGTTTACCTACATAGGTTTCATATTGGTCGAGTAGTTGTAGTTCATCAGTATGTATCTCTGAGAAGCGTTGCACTGCCTCATCATCTATCTCTTTAAGTCTTGTACGATAGTCGTCACCAAGTCCTTTCATGTACTGAGGTAGTTCGAGATCAGGGTTTTCTACCTGAGCTTTCTTATAATGTTCTCCAGTCTGTCTCATGAACTTACTATATAAACCATTGAGATTCATTTTAGTATTAGTTGCTTTAATTGGAGATCCAGTTTGTAGTTTACCTTTTGCTGTGAGTGCTAGAGGACTATGCTCAGAGGCATTAGCCACTCCAATTACTATTGGATTCTTAGACTTATACATCCTAGCGATAGGACTCCAGGTAAATTTACCAGCAAAACTTTCTATCCTACCTTTGAAGCCACTATCGATGTGAGCAAAGTCGTCAGTACCATTAAGCATGTCAGCATGAAACTTCAA